GCGATTCCGCGGCGGCGAGCAGGTGCTGCCGAACGGCCTTCGTCCCGCCGACAACGACACCGGCCGCGAGCAGGTGCGGCTGCTGTCCGGCATCTACGGCGAGATGGCGGCGCTGCGCGACACCATCTCCGCGCAGAACAAGACCATCGCCCAGCTCTCCTCCAAGCTGGCCCGCATCGCCCAGAGCGCCGCATGACGACCGCCACGCTCCTCGTCGTCAAGCCCTATGATCCGACGGCGACGCGCACCCGCGCGCTGCCGCCGGCGGCGTTCGGCGATCCGCGCGCCTTCGGCGATGTGGCCGACGTCACCGACACCGGCGCGGAAATCCCGCTCTACTTCGCCGACCGCACGTTCACCACCGGCCCGACCGAGACGCCTGCCAACACGCCGTTCAAGGGCATCCTCAAGAACGCCCTCAACTTCGAGACATCTCTGTTCGACGGCGGCTCGCTGTCGGCGCGGTCAGGCGCGCGGGCGGGCCGCTCCGTGGGCGAGATCGTGTTCAACGCCTCCGACGACCTGTTCGCGGCGCTCGAGTTCTACGGCTGGGACGGCCGCCAGGTGGCGCTCTATCAGGGCGAGCGCGGGGCGGCGTTCTCCACCTTCACCCAGCGGTTCGCCGCCCCGATCGATGCCGTCGAGTGGACCGACGCAGAGGTGACGATTCGCCTGCGCGACACCGGCGCGCTGTTCGATCGTCCTTTCCAGACGAATCGCTACGGCGGCACCGGCGGCTCCGATGGAGGGGCCGATCTTGCCGGGAAGCCGCGGCCGTTCGCGCTCGGCTACGTCGAGAACATCACTGCGCCGCTGGTCGATGCAACGCTCCTCACGTATCAGCTTAACGATGGGCCGATCGTCTCGGTATCCGACGTCCGAGACAAGGGCGCGTCGCTGACGTTCGCCGCCGACTATGCGAGTTATGCCGCGCTCGTAGCGGCGACGATCGCCACCGGTTCCTATGCGACATGTCTGGCCGAGGGCTTCATCCGCCTCGGTGCCTCGCCGGACGGAGAGATCACGGCCGATCTGCGCGGCCTTCGCACCACTTCCGATCCGACCAAGAGCTATGAGACGCTCGACACGCTGATTCCTTGGATCGCCAGCAACCGTCTGGGAGCCAACAATTTCGCCGCCGCGCAGGTGATCAAGACCTCCGGCGAGCCTACGGGAATTGCGGATTTTCCGGCAATCGGAACCTGTGAATGCGGCATTTTCATCGGCACCGAGCGCGCCACGGTCGCGCAGGTGCTGGATGACCTCTTGGCTCCGGCGACCGGCTTCTACGGCCAACGCCTCGATGGCGCGTTCGGGTGGGGCTTTATCGCGCCGGGCGCAACCGGGCTCGGGCAGACGGTCGTCGACAGCCTGACCGAGAAGGACATCATCGGATCGCCGCAGCGAACCGACGTCCGCCCGGTGTGGGCGGTAAACATCGGCTATGAGCGCATGTTCACCGTGCAGTCTCCGTCCGATCTCGCCGCCAGCGTTTCCGGTGCCGATCGCTCACTCTATGGCAATGAATTTCGCTACGTCGTCGCGCAGGATACGGCGGTGCTGGCGAAGCATCGTTACGCCGATCTCCTTACGCTCAATGGGCCCTTCCGTAGCTCCGCAACGTTCACCGGCGGCTTCACCGGCTCGGTGCAGAACACGATCCTCAACCGCTTCAAACCTCAGAGCGGGATTTTCCGCGTGCAGGTGCGGCGCGCGAATCCGTTCGCCTTCAATCTCAATCAGCAAGTCAACGTCAGCGGCGTGCCTGGCATCTACCGCGGCGCCTCGACCAACATGCGCATCGCCAAGATTGAACTCGATCTCGGCACGGGCGCGCTTTTCCTGAGCCTATGGGGGTGATGTGAGCAACGCTGTTCTCGCTACCGGCGCGCTGATCGATGCGGCGACGCTTTCCTCGACGGGCACGATCTCGGCCGATCTGCCGCTCCCTAACCTGCAGACCATGCAGCCGGGCGAGGTATGCCGGTTCACCGATCTCACCGGAATGATGATCGTCGCCGATCTCTGGGCGACTACCGCCATCAATCTGATCGCGCTGATCAACCACAACCTGACCGTCGATGCGACCTGGCGCATCCGCGCCGCCGACACAGAAGCGAACCTCACCGCCGCCCCGGGTTACGATTCGGGCGACGTGACGGTGTGGACATCAGCGGGGAAGCCCGCGAGCGCGACACAGTTCCTGTCGCTCGCCTGGTACGCGGCGGCCAAGTCCTATCGCTGGTGGCGGATCGACCTCACCGACGCGGCGAACCCGGATGGTTTCGTCGATCTCGGCCGCCTCTACATCGACGCCGCGTTCCAGCCGACGCGCAATCTCGCCTACGGCTGGAGCGTGCAGGTCGTCGACCCAAGCGTGCAGGACCAGAGCCTCGGCGGGCAGACCTTCGTCACCGAGCGGGACGTCTACCGCGTGCTGTCGTTCGGGCTGCCGTATCTCACCGAGGACGAAGCCTACGAGGACGCCTACGAGCTGTTCCGCACGCGCGGCATCAAAAAGGATGTGCTGGCGATCCGTGATCCCGACGCGACCACGCATCTCCACCGCCAGTCGGTCTACGGGCTGCTGCTCGAGAGCCCGCCGATCGTCAATTCGAAGTTCAACATCCACGAAGCGCAATTCAGGGTGAAGGAGCTGCTCCCGTGAGCTTCCCGTTCTGCGACAACGCCAAGCAGACCAGCACGACGACCGGAACCGCCGACTATGAGCTCGACGCGCCGACGGGCGCGTTCGACAGCCTCGCGACACGCGCGGGAAGCGGCAATCCGGTGTTTTGGTGGGCAATCGGCGACAGCTCCGACGCGCGCATCGAATGGGGCTACGGCGTGATTACCGCGGGTAGCCCGGACACGCTGGCGCGCACCACCATTATCGGCTCGACAACGGGCAGCAAGCTTTCGTGGGGCGCGGGCACCCGCACCATCGTCTGCGCGCCGATTGGCGAGGTGCTGTCGAGCCTCTTCAAGACCAACAAGGGCAGCAGCCGGCCGACCTGGCTCCCGACCGGCGGCCTGTGGGTCAACGATTCGGTCACGCCGTGGGCGATCAAGTTCTACGACGGGACGAACGACGTTTCGGTCGGAACGGTCGACACCAGCAGCCATGTCTTCGCGGTCGCCGGCGGCGTGAAGCTGGATACCTCGGCAACGCCATGGAAGCTCACCTACAACGACGGAACGAACGACGTCGTGCTCGGCACCATCAACGCGAGCACCCACGTCTTCACGGCCCGAGCGCAGTGGACGAAAGCGGTCATCTCGTCGAGCAACGCGGCCTGGGCCGTGCCGGCGGGCACGAGCGAGATGATCATTGAGGGCTGGGGTGCCGGTGGATCCGGCGCGGGCGGCAACACCACGACGCCGCAACGTGGCTCCGGGGCCGGAGCGGGCGGGTATTTCCGCAAGCGCTACAGCGGCACCATGGATTCGACGCTCAACATCACCATCGGCGCGGGAGGTGCCGCAGTGGCGAGCTCGTCGTCGGGCGCCAACGGCAACGACGGCGGCGACACCACGATCGTCGGCACCAATCTCGGCACGCTGACGGCTGGCGGCGGCAAAAAGGGTCTCTCGGGAGTCAACCAGGGCGGCGCGGGCGGCGCCGCGAGCGGCGGCGACGAGAATCTGACGGGCCAGGACGGACAGACGTCGTGGTCGACGGCGGTGCTGGCGGCGGCCTTCGCCGGCGGCGACAGTCCGCGCGGCGGCCGTGGCGGTCGCGCGAACGTGGGCGTCTCGGGCAATGCGCCGGGCGGCGGCGGGTCGTGCGGCAACCACACCGCGGCCACCAACAGCGGCGCCGGAGCCAACGGCCTTGTGATCATCTGGACGAGGTAGTCATGCGTATAGCGATCGTGAAGAACGGCGTCGTCGTCAATGTCGTGCTGGCCGAGGCCGTGGAAGACGTCGCGGCTGGTGTTGGCGAAACCCTGATTCCTCATGAGAGCGCGGGGCCGGGGTGGACGTTCGACGGCACGACACTGACGCCACCGCCAGCGCCCGTGCCCGAGCCGGTGCGGGTCATCACGCCGCGCGAGTTTCGCCAACGCTTCACCGACACAGAACAGGCGGGGATCATGGCGGCGGCGATGCAGGACGTGCAGGTGCTGGACTGGCGGCTGCGCGCGGCCGAGGCACGCGATATCGACCTCGATCATCCGGAAACGGCGCTCGGGATCGACTTCCTGATCAGCAAGGGACTATTGGCTGAAGGTCGGAAGGCCGAGATCCTGGCCTAGTGAACCGGCCGCCCGGCGATGCGCGGTGCGGGCTGCGGTCGCTCGGCCCGGTCGGCGGCGGCGATCAGCGCCTGGCCGAGTCTGCGCGCCATGTCGGCTGAGACCGCGAGCGGCACGTTCTTTCCTTCGGTCAGTAGCGCGCCGGTCATGAACACGAGCGTGACCTGCAGATTGCGTTGCGGCAGGTCGGCAATGGTGAACGCGGACAGGGGGAACGCTCTCGTCTGTGCCATGCGGCTCTCCCGAATCGCGCGTCCTGACGCGCATCTAGCAGCGCCCCCGACCGCCGCGCCAACGGCAGCCGGGGACTTCCACCGCCAACCCTAGCATGAGGATCGGCCATGGCGAACCCATCGTCCCGAGAAAAGGTTAACGCGCCATGAGCGCAATCGCCGGAGCCGTGTGGCGGTGGGCCACCGATCAATGCGAGGGCGGGCGAGCCACAACGGCCGTCGCCATGAAGCTCAGCGTGGCGTTCCTGATCGGGATGGCGTTGCTGGCCTATTACATCGCGTGGCCGTGGGCCGTCTCGGAGTATCGCGGGTTTAAGGGTTCGCTCGCGAACATCGAACATACGCTGGAAATCCGCCAGATCACCGCCGCGGCCAAGGAGGGGGAGCAGGACGACCGCTTGACCCGCATCGAGCGCCGGCAGGACGACCAGGGCAACCGCATCGATGGCCTGAGCGATCGCGTGGCGCGCATCGAGGGACGGCGGCGATGAACTTCGACCTCGCCGCCCTGCAAAACGAACTGATCCGCGATGAAGGACTGAAGCTCAGCGCCTATCAGGATTCGCTCGGCTACTGGACCATCGGCGTCGGCCGGCTGATCGATGCTCGCAAGGGCGGGAAGATATCCGAGCGCGAGGCCAGGATCCTGCTGGGGAACGATATCGTCTCTCGCGCCAGCGAATTGGATGCGGCGCTGCCCTGGTGGAAGGGGCTTTCGGATGGCCGTCAGAGGGCAATCCTGAACATGGCGTTCAACCTCGGCGTCCCCGGCCTCCTGGGCTTCAGGGGCATGCTCGCGGCCATGCAGGCGGGCGATTGGGAAGCCGCATCACGGGAAGCACTCAATTCGAAATGGGCAACGCAGGTCGGCCAGAGGGCCAACCGTGTTGCCGTGCTGATACTGGAGGGCTAGATGGCCTCAATTCTCGACAAGGGCTTGGGCATTCTCACGCAGGTCGCGCCGACGCTGGCGACTATGATCGGCGGTCCGTTTGCCGGAACGGCCGTGGCTTCCATCGAGAAAGCCTTGGGCCTCGATGCGACCGGCGATCCAAACGCGGCGCTGACCGCCATAGCCACGGCCACACCTGAACAGCTCCTGACCCTCAAACAAGAGGACAACCGCCACAAGGAGGCGATGGCGAAGCTTGGGGTCGATCTCGAGATGTCCGACGCCTCCGACCGAAAGGACGCCCGAGCCCGCGCCGTCGCGATGCGGGATTGGTCGCCCATCGTCATCGGCATCTTCCTGGGACTGATCTGGCTGACCATTGAGGGCTCGGTGCTCACCGGCCGCATCCTCATGTTCGGCCCCACCTTCACTCCGGCCGTCGGCCCGGAGATGGTCGGGCGCATCCTCGGCTACATCGATGCCGCATTCGCCTCGTTTTACATCTGGCTCTATGGCTCGACGCGGGGGAGCCAATCGAAGGACGACACGATCAAGCTCTTGTCCCAGTAGCCTGCGCGTACCGTAAAGACCTCCGACTGAGCCGCCCCTAACCGGGCGGCTTTTTCTTTTTGGCCGGATACTGCATCTATGATGCCCACAGCGTAGCGGCCATCATGCCGACCAGCGCCGTCATGGTCAGCACGGCAGCGAAACCGACCACGCCGACCACCCACGGCGGCATGACGCGCTGCCCAAGGGTTGCGATCATAGGCTCGTCAATCGGCCCGTGGAGGCGCGGCAGTCGCATGGCGTCTCGGGTGCGCGGTTGGTCGTTCATTGTGTCCCTCTCAATCATCATCGGCGTTCGATATTGCAGTCTATTTTCCAGGCCGTGAACATGCTAGGTGCGTGGAGATCGGCTGGTGAACCGGCGTCCGCCGTATCCATATCGGCTATAGCGCGGTGCGCCAGCTTCCCACGCCGCCGCTCGCTCTCTGCGGTCGTCCATCTGCCAAGACAAGCGACGCTCGAATCGCTTCTGCGCGGCCTCGCGGACGGTGTTGCTTTCGATGAAGTTCAGCAACTCAGGGGAGGGATTGAACCATTCGCCGCGTAGGTGATCTTTCGCAAAGCGGCGGTGCAGCGACCTCTCGGCCTCGCAATCGCCGCCCATGATGCCGAGGATGCGCAGCGGCTCCGGGTGGGATGTCTGAAGTTCGTATAGCCGTCTGTTCGCATCGCTTTTGGTGTAGCCAATCTTGATCGCGCCAGCCTCTCCGGCGCGAATGAAGTAGATCATCCCAACTCCTTCCCAACCATTGCCCGCATGTTCTCGCAACGTTCCGCGTTTTACCGCAGACCGGCGTAAGGCTTGGGAATGGCGAGAATGCTAGATAACTAGCGGTTTTCCTGGTGCCGTCGAGTGGAATCGAACCACCGACCCCGTCCTTACCAAGGCGGTATATACCACGGTTTCCCGCCATTTTCTACCGCCCCCCTACCTTTCTCCCTACTCGCGCGAGATTTTCCCTCACGGCCTTCACCTCGGCCCCCTGGTAGCGCGCCGATGATTTTAGGTCGGCGTGTCCTAGGGCCTCCTGTATTAGCCTCTGGGATGCCCCAGCAGAGGCCAACCATGTGCCGAGGCTGTGCCGGGCCATGTGCGGGGTAAACCGCACCCCTGACTCGCTAATGGCCGGCGCGAGGGCCTTGTAGGCGGCCCAGCGATTCGCCCACGGGAAAAGTTTCCCCTCCCCAATCTTCTGCGTCTTCAATTCCGCGACGACTCGCGCATCCAGAACGAACTCGCGCCAGCTTTGCGTCTTGCCAATCCAGACCTTCCCCACTCCGCGCTTCAAATCCAGGTTCTTGCCCTCGACGCTCAGAGCCTCCGATATGCGGTTCCCCTGAAAGAACAGCCAGAGCAGCAGGAGGCGGGGCTTCCCCTCCGTTGCCTTTAATAGCTTGGCGGCGTCCTGCTCTTTGAGTGCCCGCGTCTCAGCTTTGGGTTCCCGGTATTTGGCAAACCGCCGATAGCCGCACCATTCGTTTTCCGCAGCGTAGTGAAGGACGGCCGCAGCGGGAACGATCACGTTCCGGTTCTTCGAGCTGTTCTTGAAACCGGGGCAGATCCGGTTCGCGGCTTCGGTCAAATCGTCCTGCCGAATGTCAGCCACGGGCCGCTCGCCAATGGCTTCCTTCAGCGCATTCAGACGACGCACGTCATCGAGCGACGGATCGCGATAGGCGATATACCGATCGATCGCTTCCCCGAACGTCAGTCTGTTTGTGGCTTGTCCAGAAGCTCGGATTCGGGCTTCGGCGTCGGCCTTAATCCTTTGAGCAGCGACCTTGTCTCTCGTGCGCGTTGAAATCTCGTAGTAGCGCCCATTGATCTTGCCGAGGGCGAGATAGAATTTGTTGTTCTTCCGCTTGCCGGGGGCGACGAGCTTGAGCGACATACGATGGCTTCCTGAACCTCTTGAACCTGCGCAGGGCTGAAATAGAGTTTGCACCCCGGCGCGGCCTGATAGCCCAAACGGGACAAAAGAGCCCGAAGCTGGCGCTCCTTGATAGGCACCACGCCGAGCAATTCAGCGAAGGTAATAATTTTCCGGGCGGCAGTCATTCCTAGTCTCAGGTGTGGGTGTTGGGCTCGGGCGGCGCTTTGTCATTCTTAGCTTCCGCCTCTATGGCCTCGCAGACGACACGGCCAAAGACCTCGCGGACGGAGTGCATGGAGCCTGTCGTCCGAATGGCCTTGGCTGCCGCCACAAGAAGCGCGCCTCCGGATATTTCCTGTGACGGTCGGAGGAATCGCACCTCGGATGGGTTATCCACCTCGACGACCACGACGCCCGCCTTTCGCAACGCGGCCCTGTCAGCCTTGCTGATCGACTTCGGACGCACGAACAAAACGGCTGGATCGCTCGTCATCTACTCCCCCTTCCCAATTACCGGAACAGGCACATGGCCGGCGGTGCGGAGGTAGGTGCGGATTGCGTTCGGGAGAATCGCGTCGAATGTCGCGGGGCCATTGCCAGCGAATAGCTCCGCCCGAAAGACTTGGAGCGCAACCACCAGCGCCCTCTCATCCAACTCTAAGTTGGCATCACGGGCAGGCGCGGCCATGTCGAGGATTAACCCGGGCAACACATCGAGGTAGGCAGCGATTGCGGAAATCTCGGCGGCTTTGACCTGCCGGGTTCCGCGCAGCATTCGGCTAACGGCGGAGGGCTGGACGTTAAGCGCCCGCGCCAAACCGATTTTGGTTTTGCCTGTCTCTTTCAGGCGAGATTCGAACCAAGCCCGATCCATCGTCACACTCCATACCTAATGGCCGCTGGCGTGGTGCGGGCCATCGCGGCGATCATCTCGATTTCGGCCTCGTCGGGGACTGCTTTCTCCTTCTCCCACCGAGACACGGACGCCTGCTTGACCTGAAGCTCGGCGGCAAAGCTCTTCTGTGTGAGGCCAAGCGTCTTTCGGATTTGCCGGATGCGGCCGCCCATGGTTGGGGCGGAGGGCGGTCGCGCCTCCTTTGAGGTTATCAAGACGGCAAGCTCGTGAAGCTTGTCAGCGATATCGTCCGCCAGCGCCCTCACGTCTTGGTGCTCATCGCTGCACAGAGAATGCCGCACCTCTTCGTTGAAGAGGCCGTAAACAATGCGCGTCGCCATGCGCGCGGAGTGAATTGGTAAGCTGTTGCGTCGGATCAATGCATGTCTCCTAGGTATGGGCGCAGTTCTTCAATCGACCTATCGCCGATGCCTTCAATGGCTCGTAGATCGGATTCCGACATGCGCCGCAATTGCGCGAGGGTCTTGATCCCCGCCGCTGCCAGCCGGTTAACCGTGCGCATTGAGATGTCGAGTTCATCCAGTTCCACCTCATCCATGGGTAGCTCCGTCCTTGGGTTTGTGCTCGCCGCAGTCGAGTTTTTCTTCATCGACAACGAAGCCCATGCACCTTCCGCAGTATTTGCCCGGCTCCCCAAACTCGCTTTCGTGCGGCTCCCACTGGTGTTCGCAAGCGTCGAAGGTTTGCTTCCATTCCGCGTAGCACCCAGAGCAAATCCAGAAATCGCTCATCGAGAGCATCTCCTCGATGGGAAACTCCTTGCGGCAATGCTCGCAAGCTTGAAGATCATCTGTCGCGGTGACGCTCATTTTTCGTTGCTCCTCGGTTTCGCGCGTCTCAGTTTTCGCCACGCGGCCGTCCACTCCCGCCGGAATTTCTTGTTCTCATTCAGCCGGGCGATAATCTGGCCTTCATCATTGATCGCGATAGCCGCCATAATCTCGTTGTAGATGCAGTTGCGGAGCGCCAGCTTGAACGTGGATGCGCAAGCCGTGATCGCGTTCGGATATTGGACTTCGACGTAGGCGACGACCTGCTTGCCAATATCCATGGCCATCGCCTGAATCAGCGCCTTTGTCGGGTCATCAGCTCTGGCCGGAGGTTTAGCCATTCCCGCCCTCCTGTGCTGCGAGGGCGGCGCGTAGACCGCCGATGATCTTTAATGCCTCCACTAAAGCCGCCTCGCGCTCCACCTGACCTGCCTTGCGGGCCTGACCGGCGAGCATACCGATGGCGCGTTGCGCTTGGCGAAGTGGGGACCGCCTTGACGCAGGGCGAGACGGTCCCCTTTTCATCCGCTTCCTAAACTCAGCGAATGACGGGCGGCGGCCTCCCACAATCTGGCCTCCACCACTTTCTGACAATGCTGTGGGCATCGCCAACACATCAGGCCATTGGGCCGTCAGTGTCCCTGCCGCGCGCTTCGCTATCGACTGCGCGAGGCGCGGATCGAAATTCCAAGATGGGTGCGCGTCGGCGGCGTTCTTTGCCGCTCCGGCGATCATCCGCATCACAAGTGATTGGCGCGGCGTGGCGCGATTCACAATGCTAGACATCGGCGTTAAGCTGCTCCAGTGCATCGTCCAAGTCGTTCGCCAAATCTTGAAGCTTTTTGCCGCGCCACATCCGAGGCGTGTCGCCGCTTTCTTCCTCTCGGTAACGGCTGGCGGCGTCTGCGATTCCCCGCAGCCTCTCGATCTCCCGGCGCGCTTCGTCGCGCTCCCGTTCGGCGGCTTGACGTTTCTGCGCTTCAAGGGCGAGTCGATCCCAGGCGTCTGACTTATCGGTGCCGTTGGTGGCATACGATTCGATTTTCTCGGCCTGCCGTTTGTTCTCCGCTTCCAGCTCTGCCACACGGGCGCGAAGGCGGGTGAGTTCGTCGGCGGCTTCAATCATTTTAAGGGAGATGTCGGCGGCTACAGATTCATCTGTCGCCAGAAAGATTGCCGACGAGCATTTCCGCAGCCAAGCGGTCAGATCGGTGTCGCTCATTTTGTCGGCTCCAGGGGAGAGGATTCATCGGCCTTGCGACGCAAAATCTCAGCGTTGAGGCACTTGCCGGAGGATAGGCAAACGCCCTCGTGGCACACCCGCCGACAGGAATCCTCGTAGGCAAGACCGCCAAGAGCCTCGTACATGGTACCGGTCCAGATGCGCGAGTTTCGCTGGCCTCACTTCTTCCTCCTTGGCTTAGGTGCGGGGGTGATGTAATGGGCGAGCGCCGTGCAATCGCGCATGGACTTCGGCCAGCGCTTTATTTCGGCTGCCGTCGCCTCGAACTCGCGGCGCAGCCATCCCGGCTTTTCGGCCTTCACCTTCCCGGCCATTTACCTGTCCTCCCGTTCGGATAGGGCGGCGGGGAGGGGCATCCAGTGGGTTGGCTGCTCGTCCTCCGTCAGGTAGCCGTAAGCATCGCACCAGCCCTCGCCGACAGGGCAGCTATCGCAATATGCCCCCGCCTCTCCGCAGTCGTGCCGAGGGAGTCCCCAATAAACGTCGGGGATTCTTCCCCCGGAAAGCCACACGTCGATTCGTGTGCCATCCTTCGGAGCCGTGTCGATCGGTCGCCACTCCGGCACCGGGCGTGAGAGGGCGCGGAACTCCATGAGGTCTTCCATAACCTCAATGGCCCCGTAACTGCCTTCGCGGCATCGCTGTACGATCTCTGCGGCCATTTTCTCTGCGCGCTCCGCCAGCGCCAGCACGTCGGCATCGTTGGTGGTCATGGCTACTCCTTGGCCAGCAGGTCGGTGACGGATGGTGCGGCGGCGTGCAGCGCGGGATGAACCGCCTCCGTGATCTTGTCGTGATGGATGCCGACGTTAGGGAGTTTAACGATGGCGTCGCCGGCAGCCGCCCACATCTCCCTCGTCAGCTCCGGCCCGATGATCTTAAAGCCGGATGCCTCTAGGGATTTGAGAAAAGCCACGGAAGCCGCGTCGTTAATCTGCTTGTGCGTCAGCGCGCCGTTCTCAAGGTCAGCCAGCGAGCGGCCGTACTCGCGTTGCCACTCTTCGTTCGCACGATGAAGCGCTTCTCCGAACGTCGTCATTCCTTCTGCTCCTTGGCCGCCAGCACCTCAACGCCAGAAATGGTGCGCTGGCTGTAGCTCCATTTTTTCTCACTAGGCTCTCGTAGGAACGCCTCCACTTCCGGAGCGTCTATATCGAACGTCCGGTAATTGACGGCCACAGGTCCGCCGACGTTGCAGGCATATCCAGAGTCAACGTCGCAAACGATGATTCTCAGAGGCATCACCGCTCCCCCTTCGCTGGCGACGCGTCATCGTCGAAACCAGCGCGCCTCAATTCTTCCATTTCTTCGCAGTGCGACTTGCTGCCGCTATGGATTTCGCCAGCGTAAACAGGATTGCCGCGC